GTTGGACGGAGCGACTACTGGTATCACGACGGTTGGTATTAATACAACAGACCCAGCATTCACGGTTGATAGTGCTCAGAATGTCAACTTCGTTGGTGTAGTTACTGCCACAAGTTTGAGTGGTAACCTGACTGGCAATGTTACTGGTAATGTGACAGGTAATGTTACTGGTGGTATTACTACATCTCAAATTACCGTTGGTGATTCTTTTATTAAATCTGGAGCAGTTGGATTAGGAACCACAGATACAACAGGACGCAATGCTGGTGTAGGAACTGCTGTTGGTACTTTGATTTATAATAGTACAGATCAAGTAGTTCAGGTTTGGAATGGAACTACATGGGATCAACTTTCTAATATTGTAAGTGGACTTACAGCTACTGGAGGAGTAGTTGGAGATTATTTAAGTGGTTCAACATACTATAGAACGCATATATTTACAAATAGTGGAACTTTTAATGTTACTGATACTGGATCATTACCAACATCAGTAGATTATTTAATTGTTGGTGGCGGCGGCGGTGGCGGCATTGGTGATAGAAGTGGTGGAGGTGGTGCAGGTGCATTGAAATATGGATCTACTCCAGTATCTGCAAGTCCATATCCTATCGTTGTTGGTGCTGGTGGAAGATCCAACAATCCTCAAGGTGCAGATGGAACCTCTTCCAGTGCTTTATCTATAACTTCCCCTGGTGGAGGTGGTGGTGGTACATCTACGAGTAATGGAAGATCTGGTGGTTCTGGTGGCGGCGGTGGTGGAGATAGTGGCGGTGCTGGTGGAAATGGAAGTGGTGATGCTTCTGGAACAGCAGATAGCACTTCTCCTTCAAATGGTTGGGGTAATGAAGGTGGAAATGGGGCTAATGGAGGTAGTAACCCTGGACGTGGCGGCGGTGGCGGTGGAGCTGGTGGAGCTGGCCAGAACGGCACAATTCCCGGTGCTGACGGCAATGGTGGAAATGGTTTAGCATATAGTATCAGTGGAACATCAGTTACTTATGCTGGAGGTGGTGGTGGTGGAACTTTTGATGGGGCAGACGGAGGAACTGCGGGACCAGGAGGCGGCGGCACTGGTGGAAGAAGTAGTCCAGCAGTAGTAGCTACTGATGGACAATATGCTACTGGCGGCGGTGGAGGTGGAGGTGGTTCTGCTCCTCCTACTGCCGGAGTTCAAGGAAGATTTGGAGGATCCGGTGTTGTTATTCTTAGATATGAAATTGCACAATCACAAACCAGCACTGCTAAGGCAACTGGAGGGTCCATATCATTCTCTGGTGGAAATACTATTCACACCTTTGTAAATTCTGGCGATTTTAATGTTACTGATGCAACGCTCACATCTGTTGATTATCTTGTAGTCGCTGGTGGAGGTGGTGGTGGAGCAGCTCGTGGAGGTGGCGGCGGCGCTGGTGGATATAGAACAGGAACATCACACCCAGTAAGTCCAGGACCATATACAGTTACCGTCGGTGCTGGTGGTTTTGGCGCTATATCTTACCCTGGTCCAGCTGGAATTAGAGGTGGTAATGGTTCTCCATCAGTATTTGATACCATAACATCGCAAGGTGGTGGTGCTGGATCTGGAAACTCACCATCACAAGGTGGTGTTCCTGGTGGTTCTGGTGGTGGTGCAAACGACAACGCTTCAACCAGTGTAGGAACTGGAAATAGAGTAACTGGAACTTCAACACCAGCACCAACACAGGGTAATCCTGGAGGGCAGGCAGGCGGTGCTCCTGGTTATGCTGGCGGTGGTGGTGGAGGATCTGGAACTGCCGGAAGTAATGCATCTTCAACAACTGGCGGTGCTGGTGGAGATGGAACACCGCTCGCTATTTCTGGATCATCAGTTGTTTATGCTGGTGGTGGCGGTGGTGGTGGATATAATGCTGGTGGACCTGGCGGCGCTTCTGGTGGCGATGGTGCTCCGGCAATTAATACCCCTGGATTTAGTGCTCCTGTGAATCAAGGTGGTGGCGGCGGCGGTGCTGCTGAAAGTAATAGTCCATCAATTCACGGTGGAAAGGGTGGTTCCGGTATCGTCATTATCTCTTACCCAACCTAAAGCCTAAATAAAAACATAACATTCATTCATTATATTTTCGGACAAAGATGGCTCATTTCGCAAAACTCGACGAAAATAATGTCGTCACACAAGTGATTGTTGTAGATAACAAAGATATTACTGATCCTCATACTGGACAAGAGGATGAGATTCTTGGTATTGCTTTTTGTAAGAAACTCTTAGGTGGTAACTGGAGACAAACTTCTTACAATAGCAGTATGAGAGTCCGTTATGCTGGTATCGGATATTCATATAACGCTGCTCTTGATGCTTTTGTTCCCCCACAACCTCATGATTCTTGGACTTTAGATAATGAGACTGCTGATTGGGTATCTCCATTAGGTGCTGCTCCAGAACTCACAGAAGCAGAAGTAGAAGCAAGATCTTTCTACCGTTGGGACGAAGAGGCATACCAAGCAGATAACACTACTGGTTGGGTATTAGAAACTCCAGAAGCTTCTGAGTGATCTAAAGCTACAACTCACTCTTCAACCCGGACAAAGGTAGTCTACAGGGTTTATAGTGTCTTGTCAAGTGGCATAAATATTCAAAAAAGTATGTTATAATGTCTGACATCAGGTTTAATCGCTGGTTACATCAGTCAGGAACAGGGGGAGTTTATCAGGACTCCTCTGGTAATATTGGTATCGGCACTTCTGTTCCAACCACTAAAGTTGATATACAGGGTGGCGATATTAAGATTGGTGGAAATGTTCTAAGTTCTTCTGGGGTTTCTACCTTTACAACGGTTAATGCCACAACATTAACTGGTAATTTGACGGGTGATGTCACAGGAAATGTAACCGGTAATGTGACGGGTGATGTCACAGGAAATGTAACCGGTAATGTGACCGGTGGTATTACTACATCTCAAATCACTGTCGGAGATTCTTTTTTAAAATCTGGAGCAGTTGGTCTTGGAACTACTGATACTACAGGACGCAATGCTGGTGTTGGAACCGCTGTCGGAACTATCATTTATAATGAAACTGCGGGGGCGGTTCAGATTTATAAAAGAATTACTGGTTGGCAAAATATAGATAATGTTGGTGATGATGCTGCAGCAGGAATTACTGCAACTGGTGGTATTATTGCTGATTATACAGATCCAGGTCCTGGAAATACTTATAGAGCACACATATTTACTTCATCAGGAACTTTTGAAATAACAGCACTTGCTAGTGGACTTCCAAACGCTTTAGAATATGTTGTCATCGGCGGAGGCGGTGGTGGTGGTAATTCTCGTGGAGGTGGAGGGGGAGCAGGAGGATATCGTTCTTCTGTTCAAGGCGAATCTTCTGGTGGAGGAGCAACTGCTGAATCGGTTATAACAGGAGCAGTCCAATCTTATCCTGTTGTTGTTGGTGGTGGAGGATATTATTTCCCAAGTCCAAGTGCTCCTGCTTGCCGTGGTAATCCATCATCGTTTGGTCCAATAACTTCTCATGGTGGTGGTTATGGACGTACAGATGATGAGGATGGTGTTAGTGGTGGCAGCGGCGGCGGCGCTGGCGGCGGTGGCGCCGGTTGGTCTCCAGGTGTAGGTGGTCCAGGAAACACTGATCCTGCTGGCAATCCAGTTACGCAACAAGGATATCCTGGTGGTAATAAAGGAAATAATAACAATGGTCCTAATGCAGGAGCAGGTGGTGGCGGCGCAGGAGGAGCGGGTGGACCTGCTGATGATCCTGCACCAAATACCTCAAAAGGTGGAGCAGGAGTTCCTTCATACATATCTGGAGAAGATGTAGTTAGAGCTTCTGGTGGTTCTGGAGGAACACAACCAGCTGGTTCTATTGTTCCTGGAACCCCTGGTGGCGGCGGTGATGGTGGATTCAGTCATCAAGAACCTTTTAATGGTAGGTCTGGAACTGGCGGCGGCGGTGGCGGCGGTGGTTATACTGGTAGTGGAGGAATGGGTGGATCTGGTTTCGTTGCAGTTCGTTATCAAATAGGACCTGGTGATACTAATACAGCAAAAGCAACTGGTGGTTCTGTAAGCTTCTATGATGGTAAAACAATTCACACCTTTACGGGTAGTGGAACATTTGCAACACCATCATCTTTCGGTGAAACTTGCGAATATGTTGTCATCGGCGGAGGCGGCAGTGGTGGTTCAATCTCTGGTGGTGGAGGCGGTGCTGGTGGATATAGAATAGGAACCACACCTATTGGTAGTTCTCAAACCGTTTCCATTACAGTTGGTGGTGGTGCTGCGAGAGTATTTTCAAATCCACAGGGAAGACTGAGTGGATCTCCTACAGTCGTTAACTTCCCCGCAGGAACTATAACATCTGCCGCTGGCGGTGGTGGTGGTAACTACAATAGTGCAAGTGGTGATAACGGTGAATCTGGTGGATCTGGTGGTGGTGGATCGGGACAAAGTGGTGGATCTGGTGGAGCGGGAGATACTCCACCAACATCACCACCACAAGGAAATGCTGGCGGCACTGGTGTAGATGCTGGTGCAAATCATTTTGGCGGCGGTGGCGGTGGTGCCGGTAGCGCTGGATTGGCTGGAAACGCAGGAACCGGAGCATCATTTGGTGGAGAAGCAGTACAACTCCCAGCAACATTCAGAAATCCAGTGTCGGCTGTTGCATATGGTCGCCCAGGTCCTGGTGGATCTTCCTTCTGGGTCGCTGGTGGTGGCGGCGGTGCTCGCGGCGGTGCTCCAAATCTTGTATCTGGTGGAACTGGTGCAACTGTTACTTATAATATTTCTTATGGTGGCGCTGGATTGGGTGGATATCCTGGTAATGATCCTGGAACTGACGCATTATCAAACACTGGATCTGGTGGAGGTGGTGGAAGATACGCTGGTGGAGGTGCCGGCGGTTATGGTGGCGCTGGCGGATCTGGTATCGTCATCATTGCTTACCCAACTTAATATTTTCTTCAACACTTTGTTCATTCCAACACATAATTGACAAAGTGAAAATACCTACTAGTATAGCTAGTAGATAATAAACAAAAGGACCTATGGACGAGCACACCTATTCTAATTGGGTGAAAGTCAAGGAGACCTTCGAAAAGTCTGGGAACACAGACAACATGTTTTACAAAAGAGCAGTGGAAATTGTAAAAACTAGAAGAGATCCACTAGCAAAATTCCTTGGCGACGAAAAGTGATGGAACCACAAGATGAACTGGTCACCCGTGAAGAAGTGCAGGAGATGATTGATGCTGCCATACGCCGTCACAATCGGAATGCTTCGATTATTAGTATGTGTGTTGGTTGGGTTGTTCTTGCACTTTTTGCTGAAGGTCTGCTTCGACTTATTGGAGTAATACCACCTTTATTCCCATGGTTGAACATCACATTGTAGAGTGGATAGGTGTTATCACCTTATTTCTTTTCGGTATCACTATGATTTGTCAAGGACATTTCATTTATCACGGAAAGCGTGGTTATAGACACTCTGAACGTGAAAAAGAAAAAATGAGTAATGCTCGCAAACAAGTAGAGGATTTATTCAAAAACAAATGACCGAAGAAGACTACGAACGGTTACAAGAAAAAGTTCAGGAATTGAGAATGCAGTATTTGTTTGAGGAACCATGTCCTCTTTATGAGGAGGTTGAAGATGAACTGGACTGATTTTATAGAATTTGTTGCCAGTGTTTTATACCTTTATATTGCCTGGTTAAGTGGAATTTTACTTGGTTATTTAATTGGTAAAAGGGATGGGGGAGATTTATGAACAACTACATAAAGCAATGGAATTAATTAAATGAACAGATTCGAACAGTTTACGGAAGACGAGAAAAGAAAACTTGCAGAAGCAATTTGGCGTAGGCAAAGAGTTTTTATTGCAGGGGACAAGCAGTTTAAAGAATATGGAAAACTTCTTGATGAAATTCTTGAAGGTATTGATTATATTCCAGGGAGAATTGTATGAGAGTTGGTCTTATCGGACTGGGTAAGAATGGTGAAGACATTGCTCACCGTATGAATAGAAAAGACTATGAAGTATGGGGTTATAGAAACAACTATGAAAAGTCTTGTGAACAATATGAAAAGGGTTATATCAGTGGATGTACCACTTCTTTGGAAGTGCTTGTTGAAGTAATTCATAGTCATAAAAACATTTCTGATAGAAAACCAGGAATTTTTATGATGGTTTTACCACCAGAAAATGTAGAGGACACACTCAATGAATTACTACGATTATGTCGTGAAGGCGATATTATTATTAATTATGGCAATAGCAGTATTGAAGACTGTTGGAAAAGAGAAGAGTACTGTTCAAAATTGGGCATCGCATATCTTGATTGTTATGTTAATCGCGATGTTTTTGATATGGGCAGTGGATACAAGTTTGTGGTTAGGGGCGGAAATACTGCAATCGCCACTTGTAAAGGCATTTTTCATGCACTCGGACAGTGGAACTATACCACCAAATATTCATCTGTAATCTAATGGAACATCTGTTAGGAAAAGCACTCATTATAGTTGCAATACCTTTTGTATTAACTACAATTTATTTTGGTTCAAAGAAGGGGCACTACTATGAATCAGAACACTATAAGGGAAATGGCACCGCACATTAGACAGCGGTTTCACTTTGCATCATCAGCATTTTCTAGAATATATGGCGTAGCACACGTCACCACACCAATGATAGATTTCTGTTATGATTGGGCACTTACAGAGGAAGTAGCACCACTTGATTGTTTAAACCACGTCGATAGATACTTTAGAGAACTATGGATAAAATCACAGAACTAAAAAAAGAAAATAGGTGGCTCAAGGAAGAGATTAGGCGATTGAGACATCAGTTGTCTATGAGGGAAGAAAAGGAATGGGCACACCCAGAATCTTGTGTTCATAACTGCGATCCTTGGGACGTATGGAAGTACAGTTAGGTATTCTGTTTTTTATGTGTATGTTTGGCGTATTTTTATTTGTAGTTTCTATTTTAACGGACTGGTAATGGGACATTTCGCACGGTGGGCATTAGAGACACCAGTTACATTAGGATTTCTCTGTTACCTTTTGGTAGTTGTACCTATTATGGGTATCTGGGCAGTCCACAAATACAAGTGGCAGCACTGGGAACCGTTTGACAAGGGGCATAAGTAGTGTTATAATATCTGAGTTGAGAGGGAGGAAACCACCACCCACCTTCCTCCTTCTTAACTGCGGTAGTCCCCTTCTGATAGGTTCAGGACTAGCGGCGAAAGGAACCTATCACAACGGAGTGTAGCGCAGCTTGGTAGCGCATCTGTTTTGGGAACAGAGGGTCGCAGGTTCGAATCCTGTCACTCCGATTGCCAGTTTTCGGACTGGCATCTTGACTACATATAGTCAAGCACTTATAATACTCAGGTATTCAACACACAACAATGTCTCTGATCGAAAAGTTCAAGAAAGATGTTAGTACGCTTCGTTCTGCTGCTAACGGGGATATCTACCTTGATGTAAAGAGTCCGAAACTTTATAAGAAAGTTCGTCGCTACTATGAAAATAATGGCGTCGTGTTTTCTGGAGATCCCCTTGATGACTATGAAATGTTGATGGATTATCTCTATCAAGATCTTGCAACTATTGAGGTTGCATGATGCAAGTTATCAAAAAACCTACTGTTCTTATGGAACAGTTTCCTTATCGTTATGTTCAGGTTGGTAAGTTGGAAATCAACGGAAAACCTGATTGCCGCATTCAAAAGGTAGACTCCTACACTGGACGCTACCGAGACATGTATCTCTGCGATAATGAGATGCAACTCATGACTGCCATGGAAGATTTCGAGTACACTAAGTGGTTGGATCCTGATATGGTTCCTTGTTATATCAAGGATGATGATGAATGAACTTTCACTGGAAACTGAAAGTCATTCCTTCATTTCTGGTTGGTTCATTGATGAGTCAATATGTGATGGAGTAATTGACTTTTATAAGGAAGATAACTACTTCCCAGTAACTCCTGGTTTAAGTTCTTCTGGACAAGTTAATACAAAAACAAAAGAGTCCTTTGACAAAACCATATCCCACGTCACAAAAGACCAAAGACTTGTAAACTATTTTGATACCCTCTCAGAGGTTGTCAAACTTTATACCGAAAAATATATTTGGTCTGATATTACAGAGTCTTGGTCTATTGTGGAGGGTGTGAATATTCAATGGTATCCTCCTAACGGTGGATTTAAAGTTTACCATCTTGAAAGAAATGGAAAACTATCATCAATGAATAGGCATCTAGTCTTTATGACTTATCTAAATGATGTGACTGATGCTGGTGAAACTGAGTTTTATTATCAAAAACTAAAAGTTAAACCACAAAAAGGTCTCACTTTGGTTTGGCCAGTTGATTGGACTCATACGCATAGGGGAATTCCTTCCCCTACGCAAGAAAAAATTATTATAACTGGTTGGTATAGTTTCAACTAAAACGTCACGGATGGACGATAACAGAACTGGTGGAGTCATCCCCAATATGCCCATGATGGAGACATGTAAAAAACCCTGGTCGGGATGGTCAAATGACCCTCGGAGTTTACTGCTTCTCTAAAGAGCAGTTGGTGCGGATGGGGTAACCCCGCCCAGTTTCTTGCTTCTGGTCAAAGAGCAAGTGGCGTGCATGAAAAGACCTAAGAGGGTGGTTGCGCAAACCACCCTTTTTTAGTATAATGGTAAAAAATAAACCTATTGATGAAAGTTGCTTTAATTACTGGTATCACTGGTCAAGATGGTTCTTATCTAGCAGAACTACTTCTTGAAAAGGGATATGAAGTTCATGGTATTGTGCGTCGTTCATCATTAATTAATACTCATCGTATTGACCACATTTACGATAGTATTCATTTACACTACGGCGACCTTACCGATTCTACTAATATTGTAAGAGTTATTCAAAAAGTTCAACCCAATGAAATTTACAACCTTGGTGCTCAGAGTCATGTCAAAGTATCCTTTGAGATGCCTGAATACACTGCTGATGTCGATGGTGTGGGAACTCTACGTTCTCTTGAAGCGGTGCGTCTCCTTGGTATGGAAGATCGTGTGCGTATTTACCAGGCGTCTACCAGTGAACTCTATGGTCTTGTCCAAGAAGTTCCTCAAAAAGAAACGACACCATTCTATCCTCGTTCCCCTTATGGTGTTGCCAAACTTTATGCTTACTGGATTGTAAAAAACTATCGTGAGTCTTATGGTATTCATGCTAGTTCTGGTATTCTATTCAACCATGAATCTCCAAGGCGTGGTGAAACTTTTGTAACTCGCAAAATTACAAGAGGTCTCTCTCGTATTGTATCTGGTGAAGAGGGTGTTCTTTCTCTTGGAAATCTTGATGCAAAGAGGGACTGGGGACATGCAAAAGATTATGTTGAGGCAATGTGGTTGATGCTTCAACAAGATGAACCAGATGACTATGTGATTGCTACTGGTATCCAGTATTCTGTTCGTGAGTTTGTTGAACTATCAGCATCTCATTATGGTATGAATATTGTGTGGCAAGGTGAAGGTATTGATGAGGTTGGTATTGACCAAAATACTGGCAATGTCGTTATCAGAGTCAACCCTAAATATTTCAGACCTGCTGAAGTAGAGACTTTGTTAGGTGACGCCACTAAGGCGAAGGAAAAACTTGGTTGGGAACCAAAGATTTCTTTTAAAGAATTAGTTGAGGACATGTGTAGTAATGAACACTGAGAGTAGAGTTTACGTCGCTGGCAACACGGGACTTGTGGGGTCAGCAATTGTTCGTATGCTTCATCGTAAGGGGTATACTAATATTCTGTCATCCCCATCTTCTTACTGGGATTTGAGGAGGCAGGATGATGTTGATAGGTTCTTTCAAATAAACACACCAGACTACGTTTACCTTGCTGCTGCAAAGGTTGGTGGTATTGGTGCAAATAAAGACTATCCTGGACACTTCATCTATGATAACTTGATGATTCAGTCCAACATCATTCATGCTGCCCGTAAGTTTGGTGTTAAAAAACTTCTGTTCCTAGGTTCTTCCTGCATCTATCCCAAGATGTGTGAGCAACCTATTAAAGAAGAGTATCTGATGACAGGTCCTCTAGAACCAACTAATGATGCTTATGCTATCGCTAAGATTGCTGGTATCAAGATGTGTCAGGCATATCGTAAACAGTATGGGTTCAATGCTATTTCATTGATGCCTACTAATCTTTACGGTCCCAACGACAACTTTGATCTTGAAACATCACATGTTCTTCCTGCACTCATCCGAAAGTTTCATGAGGCTAAGTACACTGGTTCAGTTACTTTGTGGGGTGATGGTTCTGCAATGCGTGAGTTTCTTCATGTAGATGACTTGGCAGAAGCATGTTTTGCTTGTATGAAAGACTATGATAGTCCAGAACCTATCAATGTTGGTACTGGAAAAGATATCTCCATTGAAAACCTTGCAAACATTATTTCAAGTGTGGTTGGATATGACCACATTATTAACTGGGATACTACTAAACCAAATGGAACTCCACGCAAAGTTCTCAACGTTGATAAGATGAAGTCTCTTGGGTGGGAACCAAATATTAGTTTGGAAGAAGGTATTAAAACAACTTACGAATGGTATAAAGATTATGCTTGCCAATGATGACTTAGGAAATCTGGGTAGACTTGGAAACCAGATGTTCCAATACACTGCTCTTCGTGGTCTTGCACAAAGACATGGATATGAGTATTGTCTTCCTCCAAGACATGTTGTAGCAACAAGGGACATTAACTGCGTAAACTCGGACATCACCATGTTTGAGTGTTTTAAGATTCCTGAGGCACCGAAGTATGTTTGCAACTTTCCAAAGGTAATGGAAAGTGGTTTTGGTCTAGACAAAAACCTTTGGGAAAACTGCCCAGACAATATCAGTCTTTATGGATACTTCCAGACTGAAAAATACTTCAAGCACATCGAGAAGCAAATTCGTGAGGCATTTACTTTTGCTGACGAAATTGCTAAACCAACAGAGGAAGCATTTAAGTCAAACTTTGGAGACACCGAAGTAATTTCTATCCATCTTCGTAGGGGTGATTATCTTCAGTATGAGCATCACCCAACACAAACTCTAGAATATTATGAGAAAGGTTTGTCTCACATGCCAGAAGATATTCCTGTGATGGTTTTCTCTGATGGTATTGAATGGTGCAAAGAGCAGGAACTGTTCCAAGGAGATAGGTTTATCTTTGCAGAGGGTAATAGCACTGGTGTAGACCTTTGTTTACAGTCTCTATGCACTTATCATATTATTGCCAACTCTTCATTCTCTTGGTGGGGTGCTTGGTTGGCAAAGAGCAAGAAGACTGTTGCTCCTAGTGTTTGGTTTGGTGGACCTGATGCTCAAAAAGATTTGAGTGACCTGTATTTGCCAGGATGGATTGTAATATGAGAGTAGCGGTTTTAATATCTGGTCGTCTGCGGTGTTATGAGAAATGTCTCATCCCCTTACTACAAAAAGCAAACTATGGCGTAGACCTTTTTTGTTCCATCAATGATACTGATGGTGCCTATTATGAAACGGCAAGAGAAAACCTGAAACCCTGGTTGAGGGAAATGTACATTAATAAGTATACATTTCCTGCAAGGTTTGATGAATTGTATGTTGCCCCACCACCAGCACATACGAAACCAATAGGTCAAATGTCCATGTTCTTCAATGATAGGAATGCATTTGACATGGCAGTATCTTATGCAAAAGAAAATGGTTTTGAGTATGATGCTTATATGAAGTATCGTGCCGATGTCCAGACTACCTCTTTGCCTGATGTTGTTTCAAGTGATGAGTTTGAGATCTATTCTGTAATTCCTTGGTGTAACTATACAGTTCCTCTTCTGGTTAGAGAAACTCCTAGTTATTTGGATGGAGATCTTGTTGACTGGGTTTCTGATGCTATTGTTTTTGGAAACAAAAAGTCTATGGAAGCATATACAGACACTCATAACTTCTGTCTTGAAATGACTGAGTTGTTTAATGGTGGATATCCATGTAACTTTGAACCATCAGTTACTCAAAATGCATATGATAAAGGTCTTAAAATAAATTACTTCAATAGACCTTACACCTTAGACCCATCTAGACACTAATGAAAGTAGCAGTTTTAATATCTGGTAGAGCGGCTAGATATGAAGTTTGCCTGAAACGCCTCCTTGAGAAAAACAAGCACGAATATGATTTGTTCATTTCTGTGAATGATGAACCGTGTAAGTATTATGAGGTGATGGAGGAGAGTCTCCAACCTTGGTTGAAGGGTTTGGAGATAAAACCTTTCTCTCTTCCAGATGACTTTGAGAATCATCATCCTGGAACTATCAGACAAAATGTCAATGGAAAATTTGTTCCGCAGAATGTCATGTCAATGTATTATAATGATATGAATGCATTCAACATGGCAACAAAGTATGCTGATGACAATGGTTTTGAGTATGATGTATACATGAAGTTTCGCAGCGACTTGATAGTTAACGATATGCCAGATATTGATAAAATGGATGAGTTTAAGGTATATTCTGCAGATCCTCCATGTGACTTTGAGTGTCAAACGCTTGATGATGAAAAAGTTCGTATTGTGTGTGATGCCGTTGCTTATGGTAGTAGGAAGTCAATGAGGGAGTACACTGACACATATAACTTTGTTCTGGATATCAATAAGCAGATGGGTGGTGATTATAGAATTCACTTTGAGAGTTCATTGACACAATGTCTTTACTATAAGAAAGTTCCAGTCGAAAGGTTTGCATACACATATAAGTTGGATGGTAATCGTAGAATATTTGATACTATTTGGGAAAATGCTGGAACGGAAGAGTGTGGAGATAGTAGGATAGACAATATTAGAGGTGCTCATCCTCCTATCAATTCGAAAGACGTTGAAAGCACTATTGATATCCCCTCCTTCCCAGTGTCATAATAAATACATCAAAACGCTATAAGTATGAAAGTTGTTATTCCAATGTCTGGCA